GGTGTCCGCCCCAGAAACCACTTCCGACAACCCCCCTTCCCCTCTGCAGGCCCTCACAGGGCCACTACAACGCGTAACACCCTATCAGAGGGTAACAGGACGTCCATTTTACAACGTGTCTTAAATCGCCTCCTAGGGCCCTTTAAACGCCGATTCCCCTTTCCCGGATTTTCTCATTCCCAAAACCCGTAGCACGAATCCCTCAATTAGTAACACGCACTTAACACCGTTAATACACCACTTAACGGTGTTAACACACGAAAACCCGGTAACACTCATTCACATATTCGTATACTCACATAAACATATATACACCTCTGCCCATGTCTTACCATCAACTATACCCGGTTACCGCCGGGTCCGGTTGAGGAGATATAGACTATGGCAACAACCACAGCAAGAGAAGCCGTCATCGCGGCAATCGGAAACAAGAACGCCAAATACGTTGACGCCGATGAAATCGGCGGCGGTCATGCGACCGTCGCGATCGTGCAGAACGTCGACGAGCGCAAGAACATCAACGGTGTCTGGATTGGCACCGGACGTACGGTGACGCGCGCAACTGTCTACATGGACGACGGAACCTATATCAGGACCAAGTCCAAACATGTCATCGCAACTATCGGAGGCCTCGCAGACGACCCTGTCAACATTGACAACGGGTTCGCGGTCGTCATCGACGCGCCGGTGACCTTCGGCAAAGAAGGTACCGTGTACGCCAACGGTAAGACGTACGACGTGCTCACGATGACCGTGGGGGGCGAGTGATCACCTAGGGGGCCTGCCCCCTTTAAACATTTTAAAGGAGGTCAAAATATGGAGACTATGAGCATCATCGAAACACTGAAAAAGGTGCTGAAGCACTATCCGGCAAGCCCGTTTATGACGGCTGACGTGCTAAGGCTCTACGAGGCTGAAGGCTACGACATCACCGACAGATGTGTGTGTAACACTGTGTCAAGACACTTATACGCGTTGCACAAACAGAAGTACCTAAAGGTGATAGATAAGGACAACACGTACGGTGGTAACAAACTCGTGTACATGGTGAGACAATGAGCCGCGTACTATCGCTATCGCTTACTGACGAGCTATACGGGCGTGTATCAGAGATGGCTGCATCTCTCGGGATGACTGTCTATCAATATGTCCGCAAGGCAATCGAGACCGCGGCTTACGAGGACGAGTGCATGGCCCTTCTGGACCCTGACAAGTACGAGCTCAAGACCGAGGAAAACGATGACTAAGTTTACATCTTACCACCTCAAAGGTGGCCAAATATTTTATGCGAAAACGGGGGCGGCAGTCCCCGAAAAGTTTGCCTCAAAGCTTACCGTAGACCTCGCCAAAGGTACGGTGTACAAGGCAGGTCGTAAGGTTGGCGTACTCCGGCAGAAAACAATATCTAAAAAGTCGCTCGCAACTATCCAGCGCAACATAAAACGTCGGCCCCGTGTGCCAACTACACTCAAGGGTGGTCGTGGCGCAGCTGCGGGAGCCGGTGGTGGTCCTAGTGTCGGTGGGCCAAAAATAAAACTCGATAAAGATACCCAGTCAATAATCAACTTCAACAAGGCCGTCGACGAGCTGGTCCGTATGGGCCGTCTTTCCGGGGCCGATGCGGCCGTGTTCAAAGGTGCGTATAAGTTGGGCACGGATGCGACACGTTACGTCCTCTGGGACCAGATACACGCGATGTATGAAGAATTTGGCTATGACTATAAAACAGTAGGATGGATTGACTAATATGACAATAGAATATTATGGAATAGATACCGAAACATACAATCACGGGGGTCTTGGGCTTAAATCGGTTCAAATCTACGGAGAAAAAGAACAAAAATATATCGCGATCACTCCGGACATAGTCCACAAGAGCGACGAGGATATAAGATACAGGCTTCTAGATCAGCTTTTTTCGTTCTTCGAGTCTAGGGTAAATGTTTCAATTTTTTACTTTTTCAATCTGACCTTCGACTTTTCCCAGATGGAAAAGTATTTTGTTGAACGTTTTACTCAAAGGGACGCGTTACGCCTTAAAAAGGGCGAATGTAATATTATGCAGTCACCCAACAAAATGTACTCGGTCCGTTTCCGCACTAAATCCGGGCGTATGGTATACTTTTACGATCTATGGCTTCTGACTAACACAAGCCTTGACAAGTCGGCCAAAGCTTTTGTCGGTGAGGGCAAAGTCGACATTGGTGACAAGAACTTTTCGAAAGGTGTGCCGTCTCCGACCGAACAAAAGTACGGGATGAAGGACGCAGAATTGACATATAAGTTAGCTTTGGCCCTCAAAGATATACACGGATTCGACTTAACTGAAAAAATGACTATCGGCGCGCGATCACTCGCACTATTTAACGAGGTTATTAAAACAGGTGGTACTAGTATCGATATTGCCGGCATGGAGTGCCCTACACCGGGTAATCCTGCGGGAGGCATCCAAGAATACTTTGAATTTAAACCGAAAGACGTGCGCATATTCGAGAATATGCTAAGACGTTCGACGCGTGGGGGTATATGTCAGGCTTTTAGGACGGGCATATTTAATAAATGTGTCCATATCGATATTCACTCGGCGCACCCGTCCCAGATGGTCAAGGCTATCCCATACGGTCCGATGCTCAACGATAAACCGTCTGGGGATTACGATACGGTCGTATATCCCGACGGTCATTTTGTTCTAAAAAATGGTGGCCTAAAGATGATGTCATTCACGTCAAAAGCTAACTGTCTTCGATACAAATATATCACGGATAACAATCCGGGGCTTTTCGTTGAAGATTTCGCCCTCGATGGGTCATACGGAATTTGGAAAAGTGAATACGACCTTATCGTCTCCCAATACGATTTCGTCGGAACTACCAAAGAACGTTACTTTAAATCCCGTGTCGACCCACGTCTATCTGCGCTGATACACACGCTGTATCACGGCAAGCAGAACGGTACGGGGGCGCGTCGTACGGTCTACAAGTATTTACTCAACTCTCTGTACGGTAAGTTTTTAACTCGACCCGACGGGGAAAAAATCGCCTACACCATCGACGCTGACGGAAAGGTTACGCGGCATACTGCCGAGGACGATACGCGTAAACCTATCGCGCTTCCTCTGGGGTCTTGGATAGCGACACAGACCCGTGTGCAGCTAATGAGCACCGCCTTAAAAGTCAGGGATTATAACAATAATTTGTTATATTGCGATACTGACAGTCTTATTTTCCGCTATTACAACGGATGGGAAAAGGATATCCAGATAGGCGAGGGCCTCGGTGACTGGGCCATAGAGTCGATGCCTACGCGCGTTAGCATCGTCGGTCCTAAAACGTATCAGGAAGTGATTGACGGTAAGACACAGACCAAATGTGCCGGGTTAAGTCACAACGTAAGCGACCTAATCCCGTTTGGCAAGCTCAAAGAAGGGTACGAGACAACGAGACTAAAAGCCGAAAGGGACCCTAACACGTTGGCTATATCGCTTATAGTACGTCCTTTTAAGGTGACGACCAAACCACAAATTTATAGGGGCGGGCACTAAATGAAAGAAACCGACGTTTATTATTCTCTTAACGATTTGCTATCGTACAACGCGGACATAAGTATTGCGTTTTCAATACGCGACCTCGGCAAGTCATTCTCCGGCATGACCCTGCAAGATAACACAGTTGAGACCGGACGCAGTTGTGTCTGGTCGCGTTGGGACCGAGACCAGACGCTGTTAAGTATGAAAGAATACCTCGACTTCACGCCAAACGAATATAAGGTTATCTCTCCGTCGACCGGCATAAAAATACTTGAGCCTAAAAACGACGATCTAGGCTCTGTTTACTTTATTCCGGTCAAGGACGCTGCAAAAGCTAAAGGCATAGACCAAGATTTTAAGTACTGGATTTATGACGAGTTTCTACCTGAATTTTATCTAAATCGGGTACAAAAAGAAGAAGAATACACTAAATGGGCCTCACTTTACACTACACTTAAAAGAGACACACCCGACTTCCGCGCCATACTTATGAGCAACTGTATCAGCTGGTTCAACGGTTATTTTCGCGCGTGGGATATCAGACCGTTCCCGGCCGGCCAGATAAAGCGTTTCACGCAAAAGGCGTACGGATACAGTACTGACGTAGTCATGCACAACGTTAAGCCGTCCAAGGCTGCGCTAGACCGTGTCATAAGACACGAGGTTGCCAAGGGTAAGAGTGAGGAAGAGATTAAGCGATACATTGAAAACGCCACACAGGATAAGGGGTTCTTCCTTGGGAAATGCCCTGATCCAAATGTTCCTTTACACCCAATCCTATTCTTTCATCACGATCAATACTACGGGTTCCGAGAATACGCTGGGCATATTTATTTCTGTAAGACCAAATATCGCAGCGATTTCGGAGTCATGGCGTTAAATCGCCGCGAACTACGCGACGGTATGGCCCGTGATCGAGGGGCTGGAACGAATTTTGAACGGTGGATTAACCTAGGTATCGCACGCTTTGAATCGACCGAAGTGATGAATGCAATAATCGACTTGGTATACCTATCTCGTGAGAGGCTTTGATACAAAGATATTATATATGTATACGTATATGTAGTAATAAGGAGAAAAAGAAAATGGCAACGATGGAGCTAAAGAATATGCAGGTTTGGGTAGACGACGAGGAAGGCACCTTCCGCAGATGGTCAGGGGAGGAGTGGGAGGTCATCGTCCAGGAATTCGACGGATTCGCATACATCCTGCGCCTCGATGTTGAGGGACCACACCGGGGTAAGGGGTTGGGTACGGCGATCGTGCAGACTCTCAAGGACATTTACGGTACGCTCATCGCATCACCGGCGAGCGAGCGCTCCCGCGGATTCTTCGCGAAACTCGGAGTGGAGGACGAGCGCGGGGAGCTGAAGGGTCAGGCCATCTGGCCTCTAGACCAGGGCTACGGCGTCTTTATAGTGGAGTGATCAAAATGGCAACAAAAAAGATACTGGGGATATGGATGCAGCCATCCGGAGTAGAGATAATCGAGGCGGAGTACGACCATGACGCGCACGCGTACGAGATCTCGTACGACGGTAGGCACGTCGTCACGATCTACACGGGCACGCCGGAGGATACCGAGGTCATAAGAGCTCGCCTAAACGCTGATGAGGACGTGAGAGACTGGGAGGACGGCAATGGACGCTGCATCGGGGCTCTGATTGCGGAGAGGACCGGCGCAGGCCTCAGGGAGACGCTAAAGAGGCTCCAGAGCGACAGCGTGTACTACAACGGCAGGCTCGGCAACGGTGCGGACGGTACCCTCTGGGTCGACCAGGCCAACGGAGTCTGGTACGAGTACGAGACCGACGACATGGTCGGCGTGGACGACCTGACGGATGAGGACCTCCAAGATGTCATAATGGGGGGCCTCTGAAATGGCTCCCCTCTTTAAGGTGACCCTTGAAGGGTGGCTCAGCGAAGCCGTTTACGTGCGCGCAGAGTGCGAGGACTTTGCTTTCGACATCGCTATAGAGCATGTGCTGAGCAATTTTATGCCCTCTGCGGACGTCGAAGAGGTCGAGATCGAGGGCCTCGATGATATCGATGAAGACGAGGTGCTAGAATGAACCACTACGACGTTCCGGGGCGAGAAAAACAGCCCATCGAGCTCATGCGTGATGGCATGACCGACGACGAGTTCTGCGGGTATTGTGTGGGAAATGTCATTAAATACGTTATGCGATATCGTTACAAGGACGGTGCAAGGGACTTGAATAAGGCAAAGGAGTATATCGAGTTTCTTATCCGCGCGTATAACGACGTCCCGATACTAGACGACGATGACGAGTGACACTAGGTATTTTCCTCCGAAACCTTTTAAAAACCTTTTTATAACTTAACAGTGTTTAACTTGTGGGGACAACGTGTTTTCCCGGCCGGATTTGCTACATCGCTTGAAAAATAGTCTATGTGGCGTACCTACCCGGGCGACACGTTCAATCCTCGCAGGTGGCATATGATAAATTTTATCGTCAAATGGTTTCTAAGAGTCGTCAACAAACGTATTTGTTCGGTTGACGAGTTTAGGGAGGTCCTCAAAAAGATGGACCAGACCGCACACTATGATACCGACGGCTATATTTCCGTCGGAGATATGATTAAGCTTCTGGTAAAAAGTTTTAATTTTGTGAGGTTGAATAAAAATGGATGAAGAAAAAACTACCGAAATGCTGGACAAATACGTCAAACTGAAAGAGGAATATGACGCTTTGAAAGTCCAAATGGGGGCGCTCAATAGAACTAATACCGAGCTCGCGACGGCGTACGAGGTGGCGAAAGGTGAAATCGGAAACCTTCAGAAAATCATAACAAAACACGTTGTTTCCACAGAGCCTGACAAGACCGCAGAAAGCAAACCTAAAACACTAAGAGAGATATTTTTGAACGAGTATAGTAAAATCGAAGAGGAGAAATAAAAATGGATGAAGCAGATAAGTTTACAAGAGTGATCAAAGCCGCGAACCCCGGTTTTTGGATATCGAACGCCTCGAGTTTCGTGACGTCGGCAGGACTTACGCCGGGTTTTTCACGCGAGCTCGGGGAATCGCTTTTCTATAACATGAAAAGCGCTAGGACACCATACTACAATACCTTCAAGGGACGCCCCCTGCCGTCGGGCGCGGCGTGGAAAGAGCGCATCATGGCCCTCCCCGGGGTCGTAAGGTACAAGCCCAAAGCATCCGCCGAAGATGCGTTCAAGTTTTACGAGTCGGAAGGACTCGAGGAGGTCCACGCGATGGACTATCAGGGGTGGGTCCCGCTGTCGGTCCCGTCCGACCTGGAACTGGGGGAGATGGTACAGTCCCCGGGAAAAATCGGAGATTTCGCACGCTATATCCACGAAAACGGGGCGTTGGCCTGTCAGATGGGCATCGACGCGCTTATCGGCAAGAAGCTTGTGTCATGCGTAGAGCACACTACGACCGTGGACACCGCCGACTATGATGCGATGCGCAAACTCATACGCGACACGGCGACCGAAATGAGGACCAACAAAGGCACTTATGCTTCTTCGACGGTTGACGCCGACAAGTTTTTGACATCCGCCGAAGAGGTTCTGGTGATCATGGAGGAGGGCACTTACAACGACATGATCGCTGACTTGGCATCTTACCCGAGTCCTGATAAGTTCGTTCAGAACGCGACGATAATGACCGTTCCTGAGCTGCCCACCCCGATAACCACCGCCGAGTACACAACCGGCGTGACCGCAAACGGGTGGGATGCTGACGAACCGCCCGCCAACGTCAACGGTGGCAAGCCTACGATGCTCATAATGTCCAAGGACTGGGTTGAATATCGTCCGTACATGGGCGAGTCACGTGTCAACTTGAACGCGAACGGCGCAGGAGACTTCACCAACGCGCACATCCTGTTCAAAGGCTCTATCGGTATCCGCGGTTGGGAACAGGCGGTGGCCGTCTACCCCGAACCCGTAACACCGTGAAGGGGCCTTAAATGGACACTGATGATAAAACCTCTTCCCACAATTTTTGTTTAGGCCGTGACTGCCCTGAAATCATACGGCTTAAAGCGAAAATTGACAAAATATATACAAAATTGGACCTAATCCTCGGAGGGATCATAACCGTGTTGGTGACTGTGATAGGGGGCCTGTTGGCATGACCACGCTTAAACTTTACAAGGGTGTTGTTTTTGACGGTGTCAATTCGTTTCCGGACATACCGACCAAAGCAACGTTTGATGCGTATCTTGCAGCAAAACAGCAATATTCGCAGACAGTCCAGTACAACCGCATCGGCGAACCGATATTGATTCAAAAGGGTTACGATGTGGCAATAAGTTACAGCTACGGATGCATCGACACGGGGACAAAAAAGTATTTTATCATTCCCGACTCGATAAACGTGAACGAGAACGGCCGCGTCTACCTGACTTACAGCGTTGACTGGTACACTACGCTTAAATACGACAGTAAAATCAGCTTTGGACGGTCGCACCTGATCAAGAGCACGGGTGTCAACCCGCTGACATACCCACAGTCGATACAGCCGATAGATATGAGGGTCACGAGTGGGGAAGAAATTAAGCACCTATACGGTCCATCGGATCATAGCTATTCGAAAGAAATGCTCATATACTACACCAAACCCGACGAATCTGGGGACGTTGAATGGGCATTTTCACCAATGGGTGCCTCTTTTAGTACACCTTTTACATACGGGCTGAACGAGCGGGATATAATGTCTGGTCTTTTTCTTGATGTTTTGGGCGTGCCGGCCAATAATATCCTTGCGGTATATTACGTGCCGATAGCCATACATGACACTTCTTCCGCTGGTTTTACCTCAACCGATTATGAATATGAAACTGGTAAGTACAAAAGAGTGTACAAGCCTTTTTCCGCGACCACAAGTGAATATAATACGCATGTTGACTTATCTTCCCCTCTAACGACCGACACAACCCACATCGGGGTGGTCACTGACACCTACGGGGGGGTAATCCATACCGTTCCTTATGGGCGCACATTTTCATCGATACTTTTCACGATCACACAAACCATTACACAATGTTTTTTGGAAATAAAGATGAAATATAGCCCGAATCTTACTCTTAATCCCGCGCAACGAAACGCTGAAAATTCATCCGTCCTGTACACGTGTGAAAGAATGGACTACATCAGCGATGCATACAAAAATTGGGCCTTTGGGTCAAAAGGCGTCGAAATGGAAGAACGGCGCATCCAGAAAAATAAAAACCTCGTATCGGGTATAGGAAACTCAACTATAACAGGGGCAATAGGAGGGGCATCCGGTAACCCCATCGGTGCGGTTGCAGGGATAGTAGGGGGCATTGCAAGCGCTGCGATGTCGTACGGAATAGACACGTACTACGAAAGTAAAGTTAACGTATTAGAAGACAGAAAATACCAGCTCGCGCAGGATACCATGGTTGCAGGTAGCTTTATGCGAGACGGATATCTTAACGCTATCCAGCTGGAGGCCCCCGCCTCCGACATTGCACGCTATAACGACGAAATAACGAACTTCGGGGCTGATTGTAACCTACCCGTTAGCACATGGGTACCCGCCGTAGGGGCGTATAAGTTTGCGGACGTAGAGGTCATAGCCGATGTGCCTTACAGCATAAAACAAAACATCAAACAAAAAATGATGAATGGGATTAAAATAGTGGATGTGACATAAAAATGGCATTTTGGGATGAAGATAAATATAACAATAACGAAATACTGCCGACCGCAAGCGACGGAGCCGCGGTGTACCTTGCGCGGTACGAACGTATCGGTACGAACACCTTCGTCTGGGACGGCCTGCCGGAGGGTATCATATCGCAGGACCTAGAGCTCATGCTCATTCGCGGCGGAGGGATGCTTTACAATTCAGACGAACTTGGGCCGATGATCGCGCGTGCCAACATTAAGGGATATAGTGTTACTAATAGACCGTTGACTATGACACCGACACTGCTTAACCGTCAGGGGCCGTTTTCGACGTTCTCGAAGCCGATTCTTACCGACGGCATTGATTGTGTATACTTACACGACCTGACCGACTGGAGGCGGGGACGGTTGGATTATATCCGAGACGCCAAAATCTGTGAGCAGATGGCTGAAATCGACATAGCAATTAAACAGCAAATCATCAACCAACGCGCACCGATAGTTTTCGGCCTCGAAGGGCCGACCTCCGGGGGTGGCGTAAAAGGCAAAGCTTTTGTACAGTCACTACTTAACGGAGTTAACGCGTACATGTTTTCCGGAGGTGTCGAGACGGCTGTTACCACCCTCAAACTAGACAGTCCATTTAATGTTGAGTCACTGATAGATATCAGGAAGACATACTTTAACGAGGGTCTGGAGCTGATGGGCGTTAACAATGAGCCGGGGAATCAGAAGCGCGAAAGAATGAATAACATTGAGGTCACGGCAAACGACGAGCTCCTGAACGTTTATTTATACGACGCGTTGAGTACCCGTGAGATGATCGCGGAAAAGATAAGCGCGGTATTCGGGACCGATACGTCGGTTGAAATTATCGAGACGGTCAGGATATCCGAGCAGGCCGAGCCTATGGACGGTGACATAGATGAAGAGATATGATTATTTTGAGCCCATCGTGGGGGATGATGAACCTTACTGGACGCTGCGTTATAGGGACGTACCCGAGCCGTTTAGATTGCGTGACGCGTGGGTGATCATGACGGATACCTTGCCGTTGGTCCAAAATAAAAAAGACGCTTTCATCACCGCCTTCGACAGTCATTACGGACGGTACGAGATTAACGCCGAGACCTATCAGGATTTTCTTGATATGTTGCAAGAAGTGTTGCTGATCAATGCTGACACAGTCGAAAGACTACTTGAAGTCTACGATAGCGATATCGCGAAGCCGATACTAGGACGTGAGGAGACCAGAACCCTTGAGGTCACCGAGATTGGGACAGGTACAACCGACGCGAGTAATATCGACATCCCTGCTGACAATCCTGATGACGACAACCCTACAAATAGGAGTACAGGTGCAGCGAATTCAAACGTCGCACGCGATGAAATAGAGACCACAAGGCTATCGGACCTCGGCGTAAGGCCCAACTACGAAACGTTGAACGGGTTCTTGGATAACAACCGGACCGCCTACGCTGTGTTTAACAACCTCTTCAAAAACTGTTTCCTGAACGCGATTCCATGGTACGTGATTTAAATGGTTGAATATACGAGAGATAAGATATTGCCCGAAGATTTGATTCAAAAAACAAACCTTCAGCAACATAATTTTATGATCACCGCGATCAACGACATCGACGGACGGCAGGCTGATATCGAGGACGTCACGAACGTTAACAACGATGACATCGCCGACCTTAAAACTGATGTTGTCGCTTTGAGCAATGAAAAACTGGATAAAGCCGACATAGATGCCGATTTGCATTTTGGCGATATCTCGGTCACCCGTGACGGCACGGCCGTGCTAATGACACTCGACGTATTCAATCCAACCACTGGTATTGTAACACCGATTAGTTTTACCATCCCGGGCGCGACCTCCGCGCTGGCTGGCTCTATGGATGCCTCTAGCGTTGCTTGGATAGCCGGTGCTGAAGAGCGCATAAGTGCGCTGGAGGGTTTGAGCAATGTTAAGGCTGTCTCTGGTCTGTCGTCCGAGCCGACCCAGGCACAGCTTAATTATGCGTGGGTTGCGGCGACGTCCAAACAGGCTGAAACTGGGGATATTATACAGGATGTTAATAATGCCAAATTGTGGGTTTTTGTGACGGATACTTGGATACTTTACGGGACGCTGGTTATTGTCCCGATGGCGACCACTAATAGTATTGGCGGGATTAAAGATACTGCTCTTAACACCGTTGGTAACCGCTGGTATTGTCATGTAGAGGCTGATGGACGGGTTGCTCTTATCGGCGGTGATGTGTTGAGTACGCTGGTTGATACCACTGTTCCAGCGTTACAGAGCGGTATAAATGACGCTGTTATGAAGACGGGCGACGAAACGATAAGTGGGGGTAAGACTTTTACGGATATTATTAATGTAAATAGTGGAGCTATTCGTGTAGCACCTTCTATATCCAATGGTACCTACGTCGAAATGCAGGTCGCATCATCTTCAGCCACGAATTCAGCGATGAACATCGTAACACGCAGGGATGGACCCATACGCGTTACCATTTTCAGCGTGATTAGTGACGGTAACAATTCTTATACAACAACACTAATGCGCCCATCACCTAGCGGCAACGACGTTGTGAACAAAGGTTATCTCGACACTCGACTTACAACCAAACAGGATACCTTGGTTTTTGATTCCACGCCGATACTTAACAGTACTAAACCTGTTACATCGGGTGGGATATATAATGCTCTTATCGTTAAGGCTGATAAAAGCGAATTGACGGATGGATTGGCGCTGAAGGCTGATAAGACAGAGGTTAATGGTGGGTTGGCGCTGAAGGTGGATAAGGGAGGATCAATCACAGTTGGAGATAGAATGATAACTTTTACTAATATCCTGACTGCAACATGGCGCAAATGTAGGGACTCTCATGTATCTAATTTTGTTACATTTATACGTCCTGGCTCAGATTTTATCGTTGACATATCACCTGATAGGGTTGAAGTTCACAATGTCTGTAAAAAGAAAGATGATACGAGTGTTGATGCCTGGAATACCGCTACTTTTATGGTTCCTACTGAGTGGTATTATCGTGTTGACCACACACCATTAACACCCAATAAAATTATAGAACAGCCTATATTTATTAATTGATAAAAATAATAAACTTTTTACTTATTTTTACTTTATTTTCCGACTTGCCCATAAAGGCACTTTACAGGCTCCTAGTGACACGAGGGCGTGTAAAGGTGTTGTAGGTCCTAATATGTGAATATACGAATATGTGAATGAGTGTTACCGGGTTTTCGTGTGTTAACACCGTTAAGT